GGGCCACCGCCGATCGTGCGATCCTGCACCATGCCAGGGCGCCCGATCAACACGACGCCATCCTGGCTGGTGGCGGACGCTTCGACCAGCATGTTGACCAGCCGCAGTTCTGGTACGCCCGCCGCCTGCCGGCGATAGGTGCCCTTGCCATAGGCTAGCGAGGTCATGGGTAACCATCCAGATCGGTGCCGAGCATGTACGACGATGGCCGATCATAATCGAGCATGTCATTCATCAGCTGACCAGCATCGGCCGCCACCGCAGCCACCGTCTGGGGATCAGCTCGAACCTTGCCGAATGTCGGAGCCAGCTTGAGCGCCAGGTTCTTCCAGACAGTCTCTTGAAACATCTGCGGGACGTCGACGGGATCGGAGGCATTCACGACGTCTGCCGTGATGCGAGCATAGTTGAACGTCACCGTCGTGTCCCGGGTCGGCACCGGCCATAGCCGCATTGTGATGCCCGCCGTCGACTGGACCAGCGAATAGGCCACAGGTTCGCCAGCGGCTACCTTGTTGGGCAGAACCTCGTATTGGTCCGTCTCCCACTGCGCCAGCGGGCGTTCGTTGGTCGGATCGATGACGATGCTGGCAGACGAGATGCTGAGCGCGCCGGGCAGTGCCTGCGAACGCGTGCCGGCCGGAAAGACGGCTGACCCTTCGGTGTCACGCCAGAGATTCAGCCCTTTCGACGCCCATGACTTGAGCATGGAATTGAGCCGGACAATGCCGTCCTGCATTTCCTCGGAAGACGGGTTCTCACCGGCGGCAATGACGTTGATCTCGCGCATGGCCTGCGTCACCATATCCCGCGCGGTCATCGTGAAGTCGGTAGCCATCAGAGGTCATCCGCTGTGATGGGGTTGTTCGGATCGGCCCAGACAGGCGCTGGCTCGGGACGCGCATTGCGGAGCGGCAGGCCTTCGGGGCGGAGTGCGGCGGGGCGGTAGTTGCCAGGGCGACGATCAAAATCAGCCGAGCAGACCATGAGGCCAGTCCATTCCTTTCGGAGGTCCGCCAGGTCATACTCAAAGCCGCAGCGATCACAGATGGCCTTTGGCAACGCGCCCTCCTGAATGTCTGCCCGCCCTTTTCACAGGCGGCGGGCCCTCCTGTTGGCGTTAGACGCCCTGCGATCCGTAGACCGCGCGCCAGTCAGCCCAGCCGGCGGCATAGCGCTCGGTCGACTTGGCCTTGACGTTCTCGGTGTCGAAATCGTCCGCCTTCTGAAGCTCAATCGCCCGGCGCTTCATCGAGATGAGGCCGTTCGGAGCGTTCGTCAGCAGGAACCACGCATCGAGGTCGGTCAGGTAGGGATTGGCGACCACCTCAGGCGCGATGCCCATGGTGCGGATCGCGTTCGTGTCGTTGTTGTTCGTGCCGGTGCGCAGAGCCGACTTGAGGATGCGCGTGGCATTGAACAGTTCGCTGGGATGGATGACCAGCTTGGTGCCGCGCAGCACGATCGGAAGGCCGCGTGCGTTCTTGGCGGCCCACATCGCCTTGAAACCGTCTTCCAGCGAGCTTTCGGACAGGTCCGCATCGGCAATGCGGTTCGACTGCTGACCGCCCCGGGTGGGGTGGGCCGTCGAAATGAGGGGCTGACCATCAGCGCCGACATAGTTGTTGTCGAACGCGCGGTTGAGGATGTTCGCATGGACCGTCTCCTTCGTCGCCTGCATGGAAAAGGACAGCGCCTTTGCCCGGTTCTGGCTGACGTAGGTGTACTGGTCGTCCTCGATTTCCTCGCGGCTGACGATATAGCCCAGGCCGTAGGTCACATTGGTGAACCGCGACTTCGGGCCTTCACCATCCGTGTCGTAGACGATCGAAGCGCCTTCCGACTTTCGCGAAGCCATACCGAAGCCCGACGCCTCGCTGATTTCCTCATACGCCTTGTCGGAGGTCTGCTCCTCGAAGATTTGCGTGTAGAGGGGCTCCCACTTCTCGTAGGTGAGGCCAAAGAAGGCCTTCACACCCGGCCACAGCGTGGAGGGGTGAGTTGCGCGCGTGATGAGCATGTCTCAGCCCTCCTTAAACGCCAGTCGAGCCAGCGGCGCCGGTCTCGGTGGTCTGGTTGATACGAACGAGCATCACGGCGTTGGCACCGAACTCGTTATCGGGACGGCGCGCCAAGCCGACGATGCGGACCTGAAGCGTGGCGGTGGTCGTCATAGACGCGGTGTCGAGCATCCAGCCGGAGGTGTTGTAGCCCGTACGGCTGCCGGCGATCAGATTGGCATTGCTGCCAACGTCAGTGGCCGCGACGGGGCCGTTGGCCTGCACCTCGTACAGCGCATCAGGGTGATGCTCGACGAGCGCGACAGCGGCGATGCCGGCCGGGCGATAGCCGTTTGCGACGATCGTGGGGTTGGGCACGAAGCCTGCGACGACGCCGGTGATGCGGTTGCCCGCGCCAGCCGCAGCCAGGGTGATCGAAGGATGGCCTTCGGTGTCTGCGGTGCCCGAAATGACGACGGGATCACCGATGGCGACGATCGAGCTGTCCGAGGCAATGAGAGCGAACGCGTCGGTCCCATCGTTATACGGTGCACTCGCGCCGTCGCGAACGGGCTTAAGCCCGAACGGAGCATTGGCGTTTGGCATGAGACGGTTTCCTTACGGAGAATAGCTGCTGGAAATCCGATTGCCGTCCGTGGCGAAAAGCTTTGAGGCTTCGGCACGATCGCGGCCCTGCGGATCGGTCGGTGCGCCGTTAAGCGCGGCATTCTCCACCTCGCGTCGCATCACGTCCTTGCGAGCCTGATCTTCCGCGTCGAACTCGCGGGGCTTCATCAGAAGGTGCGCGTAGATCGGCTTGCCATGCTCATCCGTGCCGACAGGCCGTGGCTCGACGCCGGACACCTTGTCCCAATCGTCGCGCTCGGTGGCGTTGTAGAGGCGAGGACCGACATCGTTGAACCAGCGCAGACGATGCGACGCGCCAAACTCCGCTTCGATCTGCGGGGGTACAGCGAGCTTCATGTCCATCGACTGGTCAAGCGTGCCGTCCATCCGACGACGCCGCTGGGTCTTTTCCTCGGTTGCGCGATCTCGCGGGCCCTGAGCCATCATGCGTTCTCCTCAAGATAGACCCGGGCATAGTCTTCCAGGTTCTTCACCATGCCCCGCCGGACGAAATCATGGCCGGCTTTCTGGGCATCCTTGGGGAGGTCGTTGAACCCCTTGGCGCGCTGAGACGGCGATGCCGCGCGCGTTGCCGGGGCGTTGACAGCAGGAGCCGGCTTACCCGGCTGGCGCTGCTGGAATAGCTGGGGGAACTCTGCCTTGACGGCTTCCTCCGCCTGGCGAAGCTGGTCAGCAGGGTCGACGCCCTGTGCTGCCAACTCAGCCGTCATCTGACGAGCGAGAGCGGTGGCGGCGCGGTTGCTGCCGAACCACGCGCCATTACGCGACATGAAGTCGCTCACAGCATCCTGTGGAACGGTAGGCTGTGCGGGCTGTTCCAGCCGGCGCAATTCCTCGCTCGCAGCGCGCGCCGCCTCATGATCCTGAGCCTCGACGGCGCCAGCGAACTTCATCTCGGCTTCGCGGCGGGCTTCCTCCACCTGCCGACGCATGAGAGCCTCCGCCGTTTTGCCGATGGTGCCGACCGACTGGCGAAGCTGCTTGAGTTCATCCGCGCTTTCGCGGCTGCGCTTCATGCCGTAATTGATGAATTCGCGGGGGTCGCGCCAGTCCTCGGGCTTGCCACGCCACTCCTCCTTGGGAGTCCAGCCATGCGCGCGGGCAGCGTCCTCAAAGGGGTCGGGCGGCGCGGCTGCATCTGCGGGAGCGGCGGCAGAACCACCTTCACCCTGATCTTGGGTGACGTGTTCCTGATCATCGGCGTTCTGAAGGACTTCTTCGGTCATCGGACCCCTCGTGATTATCGCACAAGGGAATCCGATTTATTCCGAGCGGGTAATAGTGGGTGTCTGTTATCCCTACTTCGGAACGTAGGCCCCGACCGCTGCCAACGCCGCCAGCACATTGGCGGTGAAATACGCATAGTCGTATTCCACGTCGATGTTGCTCGGAAGCCGCACCAGCACCTTGCCGTTTGCACCGTGCCCCATAGGTCGCTTACGCGAGCATACCGCCCACGATATGCTGCCGTCGCTGGATAGATGGTCAGCAAATCTGCGACAGGCATGTAATTACCCGCGCCATCGACAAACTGGACTACGCCAGTAGTCTGCTGCTTACCATCTATCAGCGCTTCACCGGGCATCTTTCATCGCCTTCACAGTCGCGGCCTCGTCCCATTCGCGCGGCAGTTCGAACCGCTCCATATCACCGGTGGGCTGACCATCTTCGCCAATGACGGGGCGCTCTTCATGTTGCGCCGGTTTCAGGACCTGAAACTTGTTGCCCTTGGCGTCTTCCAGATAGGCATAGCGGGGGTCTATGGTCATGGCTGGCCTCAGTTCAGCGAGAATGCGGAGGTGACGAGAGCCGCGCCCTGGGGGGTGGCACCATTGACGACGCGGGTACGGTAGCCTGCAGCGCTTAGCGGCACTTTAAGCGACACGCTGGTGTTGGCGACAAGCGCGATCGATCCGACTTGGCGATAGGTCGTGCCACCGTCCACCGTCTTGTCGATGAACAGCGTGCCGCCAGCGACATCCGAGAATGCCTCTGCCACGAAGAACGAGAAGCGCGAGCCGACG